TTCTCCTGCCTCATCTCCGACCCCGCCGTCTCGACCGTGCTCGAAGCAGGGGGGTATATGGAGCGGACCCAGTATACGGTCAGGCTCCCCGCTGTAACGGCCTCCTGGAGCCAGCCAGACGGGTCTACGGGGGCATCGGCGGCCCTACTGTCCTCGGGTGCCCCCATCGCCTCCCTTGCCCAGGGGAAGAAGATTGTGGCCGGCGGGAAGACCGTCCGCATCACGACCCAGACCTACAAGCCCGGGTCGGCATGGATCACGCTGTTGGTTATCGACGATAACCAGTAAGGCCATGGTGACGGTCTCCGTTAACCCGAAGTCTATGGCCGACTTCATGTCTATGCTTAAGCGCCTCTCAGCTGAGACTGGCATGGCTGAGAAGGACACGGCCAAGAAGCAGGCAGCCCTAATCTGCGAAGACTTGGCCCGCTTCACTCCGCCCCTAGTCAAGGGCGGCGGCGGCGGCCTGACCAAGAAGGCTGAGACGGCTGGCAATGAAGCCATCGCCGGGGACACGCGCAAGATGTTCATCGCTATCGGCGACCGCAATCCGAACAGCCAGAAGGCCGCAGTCTTCCGCAGCTTGTCCCACGCGGCCAAGACAAACAACCGTGCGACCTTCGACAAGATTGTCCGCAAGTCCAGCATCCAGTCCCTGAGCATCTCGCCGATCATGACGAAGATACTCAACGACCCAGACCACACCCGGGCTTTCCTCAAGGCCAAGAACTACCTCAACCGCGTCCCCACTAAGTCTAACACTTACGGCTTCGACACCGTGACAGACCTCAAGGCCGAGCATAACGCCATCAAGGGCAAGTTCGGCGGACGCATTAAAAGGGGGCAGCGCATCGGCCAGCCTCGTCAGCTCGTCGAAAGCAAGAAGGCATTGGATGACTATGTGAAAACGCGCCAGGTCGAGGTAGGTCGCGTAAAGGCTGGCTGGCTACGAGCTCTGCTTACCCTGCCGATGCCATCGGGCAAGAACGGCCCTAGGAACTTCGGCGCCGACCTTCGCAAGGCGACTTATATCGCCCGGCACGCTGGGGCTGGCGGCTACTCCCGCGTCGTCGAGACTGGCAAGGAATACATGATCACCATCGGCAACCTTATGGGCAATGTGAACTCCATTGCCAGCGAGGCCAACGCCCTCAACCTTGCCTTGGCTAACCGCGAGACCCAGATGGCCAGCGACCTCAAAGGCTACATCGAGCGCATGAAGCGCAGGAATAAGGTCTAACCTCCCAAAGCGGGCAAAGGTACAATGGGTACGAAGAGCATTAGGCATATCGTGGAGGCCACCTTGGCCACCTACCTCTCCACCCAGACCGGGCTGACCTCCGTGGCCTTCCTAACGGGCGACAGCGCCGCGACCCAGACCCTGCCCAAGGCCGTGGTCCTTTGCGAGTCGGCCCGTAGCCCTGCCGACCTCCCCGAGGGCGAAGGCAACTTCAGCTGCTCGGTCCGCATCACCCTCTTCTCGAACGCCGACGACACGACCCTCGCCGATCACCGCGCCCGCTGCGCCGCCCTGTCCGGCAATATGCGCGACCTGACCAGCATCAAGGCGGCCTTCGTCACCTCGACCGACGCGGCCTGCTATGACGTCACCATGCAGTCCGAAGACGAGGGCATTGACGAGCGTTCCTGGGCGACTTCCTTCTCGTTTGACTTGCTGGTGGTCCTGCCCGCCTGACCTAATTCCAAAGCCTGCAATTACAAATGGCCGCCATCTCCACCGGAACGACCTGCATCTACGGAATTGCGGGCACTGTCACCAACCTCTTCGTCCAGAGCTACAGCCTCTCGTCCTCTTTCAACGCTGACGTCACCGTGGTCGACGAGACGGGCATCACCAAGACGCACCGCCTCGACGACAAAAGGTCCGAGATCACCATCGAAGGCATCGCCAAGACCACGTCCATCCCGGTCCTCGGCGCCACGCTCAGCTTCACGGTCAACACCCTTTCAGCCTATCCGTCTGGTTCGGCTTCCCTATCCTTTGTCGGCACCATCACCAAGATTGACGACAAGGGCTCGAACAAGGGCTTTACCGCCGTCACGGTCACGGCGATTGATTACGAAGGCATCACGCCTGCCTAATTGACACCCCCGAAAAGGGGGCAGTCTAGAGGACAGTGGACCGTCGCTTCCTTAACGCCTACGTCGACCCGGCTCCCCTCAAAGGGTTTCTGGGTCGAACTCTTTACCCCTGGTGTCTGAAGTATCGGGTGCGCCTAATGGCCTTTGACTCCCCGCTGGTCACCGGCTCCCGCGGCATCACCCCTGCGGACCTTATCTTCGCCTGCCAAGTGTGCGCCGAAGAGCCTCTAGGCGACATCGGCTGGCGTGACAAGCTGCGCATCCTAAACCTTCAGCGCCGCCCTGCTAAGTTTGCCAAGCTGTTAGAAGCCTTCGCCGGTTATATCCTCGTCCAGGACTGGCCGAAGTTCTGGGAGCAGACCAAGACCAAGTCAGGGGGCGGTGACAAAGGGGTGCCTTGGCCGCTGTCCATCGTCGCCAACCTGATCGCGTCGGGCATCCCTGAGCAGCGGGCGTGGGAGATGCCGGAGTGTCAGGCCATCTGGCTTAACTCCGCCCTGGCTATCCGCAAGGGTGCGGACGTCTCGATCATGTCGCCCGAGGAAGAAGCCTTCATGGCCGAAGAGGAAGCCAAAGACAAAGAGGCAGCCGCGTCGGCTCATTCCAATTCTGCAAAGGAAAGCACCCCCTGACATGGCCCAAGACCTGACAGTCAACATCAAGACCACCTCCGACGTCCCGCAGGCGATGGACAAGGCCAAGTCGGCCACCGTGTCCTTTGGCAAACAGGTCGAGGACATTCAGAAGAAGTTCAGCACGGCGTTCAAGGACATCGCTTTTGCGTTTGTTGCCCCACTCGTCCTGCTGAACACGGCGATTAATTTCATCTCATCGGCCATCGAGAAACGCAAGCAGGACATCAAGGAGGCCTATGATTTTGCGGTCCGTGCAGAGTCCAAGTATCTAGACTCTGAGACCGTGGTCCTGGCTAAGACCCGCGCCGCAAGGGAGCAGGACGAGAAAGAACGCGAGATGGCCAAGACCGCCAAGCAGACCGAGTTCACCAAGTTCCTAGAACAACCAGGTATGCGCGACAAGGTCGCCAGTGAGATTGGCGGATTCCGCGGATTCCGCATTAAGACCGGCATTGACGCTAACGCAGCCGAAGACCTAGCCAAGGACGCTGACGTTCAGGCAGTAATTGCTCGCATGATTGCTCCTGCCGTAGAGGCAAGCAAGAAGGCCGCCGAACTTACCGCAGAACCTAAATCTAAGGGTGCCGACTTCAAAGGCCCCGAAGGCTTCTCCAACGTGATCGGCGTCGGACCGAACCCGGTCATAGAGGCCATGGCCCGCCAGATTGAAATCCAAGAACAGCAGCTCGCCGAGCTCCAGAAGATTTCCGGCAGCACTCCCGCCGGTCAAGGCGACTTCACCAAGGGCAACCAATCAAAATAATTTATGGCTATCGTTGAAAAAGGGGACACCCTACTGACTGGCATCCTTCAGCCTGGGTACAAAATCCAGACCGACGGCTACGGCCTTACCACTGCAGTCGGCGTATTTAAAGTCGACCAAGGCGGCACGTTCGACTTTGCGAACCGCGGTCAGACCTTCCCGGCTTCGGGGTTTTCATATCTCAAGGCGCATAAGGCTACCATGTCCTTTGATGCATTGAGCATTGCAACGGTAAGTGTCGACTACGTTGGGATTGGTCCTGGTTATAATAGCGGAACCCGCACGGACCCGCAGATCACCGGCTCGCAGGGCCTGACCTCCGAGCAGATCACGACCCACCCTAACTTCTTCGAGCTGGCTACTGGCTTCTCTGGAACACCTATTGCTGGCGTCGGGACTAGCCCAGGAACTAAGGCTGACCCAAACTTTCAAGCCATTGCCGGAACTAATCCCACGGAATATGGAGGCAATAATGGAGCAACCTTTGAAAGCGCGAAGGGCCGCAAGTTCCTTGGCTTTAAGAAGGCTGAGTTCAATGATTTCTACGGTAAGTCGAACTACCTTGCCCCGCAGACATCCTTCTCTGGTCACTTCTACACTACATCAACCAGCAACGTGACTGGGATGCGCGATCGTGTAGGCAAAACGAGCGGCACCAATCAGTTTAATTCAATCGCCTTAGTGCCCGCATACATCGGCACGGTTTTCGTGAATGGCACCAAGCATCAGCTTCTCCTGGCTCAGGTATCCTTTGAGGACTATGGCAGCCTTTACAAGGTCAGCTACGAAGTTCGCTATAACCGCGAAGGCTACGTCGCCTCTGTCTACGCTCCTGCCTAATGAAGATTCAACCTGGAGTCGGCTACAACTTCGACTCGTCCAGCAAGGGCTTCACGCTGGATATTTCTGACCCGTTCCCGAGTCGGGACGGCGTGGTCTCAGGCCACCCCTTCAAACTCATCAACGTCGCCCTGCGTACTTCGGGCGGCGCTACGACCGTCACCTATCAGGTCCAGTCCGGCACCATCAATAACCTCGTCCCTCTGATTGACGACTACGTCAGTGGCACCGAGGTCAAGTTAGACCGCGTCACGGCGGGGGTGGCTAACCCTCCGACCGGGGAACTTGCCTCCTCGAATTACGACGCCACGACCAAGACCTCTTACATCACGCTCCGGGCAGGGCCTAAGACTG